GATGAATAAGTCGTTTTTCTTCATTGTTTTCTCCTAATCCTCGCTTGGCTCGTAGTATTCGAGCGCTCTTTTGCTATCAGAAATTCCTGCAGTTGTTGGGTCATTCACGACACCAATCAATACCAGGATGTAAACGAATGTGTTCACACCGTCCTGGATATTTTTGGGGATTTCAAGCCCGAATTGTTGGGCCATAAGGAAGATTGCTCCAAGAAGAGCAATGAGTGTTGTTTTGTTTTGCAAGCGCAATTTCCAGTTAATCATTTTGAGTTTCTCCTTTTATTGTTGTTTGTTTTGAATTAAGTTTTTAAGCTCTCTCACATCCTCACCAAGCGATTTTACTTGCTCAGCTAGGACCAAGATAGCCTTATTCTGTTCATCGTGGTTATCGAGCCGCTTGTTGGCTGATGTCTTGAATTCGTTCAGATTTTCGATATCTTTCTCTAAAATCGTAAGACGATTTTCCTGCTTGGTTGCTTTATCTTTCATCGAAAAATAAAGACCAATCACAGGAATGAGGGTGATAAAGATCTGTACGAGAAATCGTTCATAACCTGGCATACAACCTCCTTCTAATCAATACGTGGCATGACAACCGTCAGAATGCCTTTTTGCAACATTTCAGCAAGAGCCTGTTCTTTCCAAGTGTAGCCTTCAGATGGTTGCATCTGGAATTTCAAGATGGTTTGAGTTTCTTTTGGCCACTTTGGATTTGTATCGTACGGATAAGGCATCGATACGATGTCGCCGTTCGTATAACGACGGTCCTTGACAAGCGGTTTGATAAACTGTGCAACTTTGCTGTAAGTGTTCGTTGGCATACCACCATTTTGGCCAACCGCTATAGCAATGAGAACTTCAGTAATCGCTGATACGCTATCGATGTTCTCTTTGTTCACTGAGAGATCAGTCTTAGCTTTGGCCAAGGATTGCACTGCTTGTTCAATCTCGGCTTGAGCCTTCACGATTGCAGAGCCTGGATCTAATTCAGCCTTGATAATATCCAGCACCGCCTGAATCAAGACGTCCTCTTGCTCAGTCGTGCGGTCTCCTGCGAGCTCACGCATGTTCGTGCTGTAACGGGTGCCATCTGAGAGACGAATTTCAACCACTGTCTTGAGATTATCGCCCAAACCTCTTGTGTAAGGCTTGCCTGCCAATTCATAGTTATTGATTGCCATTTGTCATTTTTCCTTTCACTTCTTCAAATTTAGCTTTGAGTTTTTCATCTGATTCGATGATTTGCTTCATCTGCTCAAGCTCCATCGCAGTTACTGTGTAAAGAGCTTCAAGCGTAGCTGATTGAGTAGCCTCTTTACCGACCTTTTCACCAAGCGACTTAATCGCTAGGCTACTGATTTGTTTGTCTTGTTCGTTCATGCTATTTTCTCCAATTTTTCTATTTTGTGATTAAGTTCTTGAATGGCCTTAATAAGATAAGGTACCAATTCAAATGTGCGATACGAGTAAGCTCCATCTGGATTTTCATAAAAAGCTTCAGGAACATATTTCTGGACATCCTGCGCCATAATACCGCAAGCGATGTCCTCTATTTTGCCATCGTACTCTTTGCGATAAGAGTACGTTTTGAGTTTCTCAATTACATCAAGCCCTGAGACTGTACTATCTTGAATATTCGATTTGTAGCGACGGTCAGAAATTTCTTTGTTCATCGGAATCCAGTCATATCCTGAACCACTGTAATACATATACAGATAGTTATTCGATGGTTCAAAATTTGAGTAATTCGACGAGTGAATCCAGTAACCGGATTTTCCTGAATTCTCATTTCTGTAGTAGATATGGCCCGTTACACGTAAATCTCCGTGAACAATAGGTGTATTCCAAAATTCAGCTTTGTTATAACAGTACATTTCACCAGACCGCTTAACGAACCAAGCCGAGTCTCCAGGAGCATTCCAATCACTGCCCCAATTTACCCATAATGCCGTTTGTGTCCATCTGCCATATCCATTACTCATACCAACAGAGAATTGATCTCTACCCGTCAACCAGTATACAGACGGATCTTTATCATGTGTACCAAGCTGGAATCCACCGATTACCCCTTTGTATCCTTCAAGTAAAGTCGCAGATACTACTACTGACCGAATCTTGTTGATGAAGGCTTCTTTAGCAGCAAGCGTGTCCGTGAAAATATCATTTGAGACGAACAACCGAGCCATGGCCGAGTCCATAATCAGCTTATCAGCTGTGATAGTCCTTGAGCCAATAATTTCAGCATTCAGCTTAGCAAAATTACCCTCACCTACAAACAAGCGCTTGAAGTAACCATCAATCGCCGTTAATTCGTCAAGCAAGGTCTTACCCTTGAGCCTAATTTTCTCGGCTTCAATCAAGATTTGATTGTTCGTTGCGTTGATTTGCGAGACGATAGAGCCAGCACTTGTCAGATTTTGAACAGCCCATGAGCCAGCGAGCTCAGTCATTTTAGTCTGCGTCGCTTCAAGAGTCTTATCTGTTTCCATAGTCGCATCTTCAGGAGCTGGTTGCCATTTACGCTCAGTCTTTCCCTCGTAGAAATCAAGCTCTGTCATGAAAAGACCGCCCCATTTATTAGGATTGTTGCGGTCGTATTCGAATTGCAGATAGCCCTCATCAAAATTACCAACATTGAATGTAACGGATTTTTTGACTGTGCTACCATTATCGAATACTGCTCCGTCAACCCACCGAGGCTGACCGTTGAAAATCAGTATCTTTTCCTGATAATCCGAAACAGAACCTTTTACACGCTTGCAGAAATAAACTCTGAAATATTTTGAGTTATTATCGAATGCCAAAATATTTAGAGTATAATCAGTATTTCGCTTGGCAATGAACCGTGGGCTTTTAACTACTGCGCCAGGTCGCAATTCAAACATACGCTTTTGACCGTTAAAATAGAACGGGTGAGACGTAAAACTCAAACGACCATTCGCTTCTGTCCAATATTTCAGACCGTCGTCCGCTCTCGAATTTCGGAGCATGTTAGGGCCACCTACGTTGGCATATTTCCCAACCTCAACTTGAAAAAGCTGATTAGTCAGAGTCATGCGAGCGACCTTCTCAGCAATGTCAGACTCACTACTGCCAATAATGCGCTCGTACAGCTTGCTCGTTTCTTGTACACGCTGAAAATCAAGCAAGTTAGCTTTATTATCCAGTTGAGATGTAATGCTATCAAAACGCTGTATAAAGCCCTCTGCGGTCTTTTGAAACTCGGCCCTGGTCGCTAAGATATCTCTCTCCGTGTCAGATCCTAATTTCGTGAATGACTCAGTCAGACCTTTGATATCTTCTTTCGTAGACCTGCGAAACTCAGTATGGTAAAGTCTGAACTTCTTGAGACGGTCATTTAGAATGTCGAGTTCGGCAGAATTTGCTTTAAAACTATCCAAAAACGACTCTTTTGCTTTCTCAATCCCGTCTTTTGCTTGTTCACTGATGCGCTTGGCTTCTTCAGCAAGCGAGTTGCTAGCACCAGCTTTCGTCAAGGCTTCATCTGCTTTTTGTCGAGCTTCACGAAGACCTGCGCTATCAAAATCACGAAAACGTTGGTCGATTGTCTCTATCAGACTTTGCTTGACCTCTTCCGCTTTTGCTTTGGCAGCATTCAGACCGTCTGTGAATTGGTTGACTAGCTCCTCTTTTTTTCTGTCAAAATCTAGGTCAGCATTCTTGATTTCTTTTGCCAATTGTGTAGCGAACTGACCTTGTAAGTGCTGGGTTTCGTTTTTAACCGCATCACTAACAGCGTTAGAAATCATATTGGACAAACCTGACTTAAATTTTCCAAATCCAATAGATAGTAGCTTCTTAGCCATCGGGGAGTAAGTATACTTCGTGATTTTCTTGCGAACGTCCATCTTGAATCGATCATGAAATAGACTGACAATATCAAAAATTTGAACAGGAACATCACTCTTTCCTTCGACTTGAATTTCTAAACTGTCTTCAAGCATGTCGCAGAGTGTTGTTCTGAAATACTGCTCACCATATTTTCTAAGTGTCGCTTCATCTTTCACGTCCTGGTCATTAACATCAATCACATCTTCATAGATTTGACTGTATTTGTTAATGAGCGGACTATCTACCACAACGGAAAACTTGCGATCGGGTGCTTTCCCTCCCTCACCTTTGACGGTTGCATTAAAAGTGATTCTAGTTTTTAAAGACTTCGTTGATGTCTTTTGTTGATAGCTAGACAGGTTTTTCTTATACATAAAAAGCGATTCATTTTCTGAACCGCCATTTTTCAAAAGTCGAACCTGGTAACCATGACGTACAAGATCGCCACCCCACTGACCAAGGATGGAGTGTTTATCTTTTGTAAATGCGGTCATCGCGTTGACACTATCAGTATTGAACGTGTGACGTTCGTCGATGTCTGAAAAGAAAGAGAACGGATTATCACGAGTAATACTTCCAGCAAAGCGACTCAAAGCAGTTGAACCAGTCGCTCTATCCAAAGAAATCGGATTGATGTCTTCTGCCAAAAGATGGGCGCGGTGTTGCTGCGCCAGTTGGGTCAGATAGCCTTGTTTTTTGCCGCACAAAACATCGGGATGGGTTTTTACCCAGATATC